AAAAACATATTTAATGAAAAACAGAATCCTGATGGGATTGTTCGAGTGGAAGGATCGCCTGCAAATTGGCACTGCGCACCGATTGACCACATCACTGGAAACATTTAGAGATTTGGTTTCAACCATTGAATCAGTGGATGCATTGGCAAAACAGGTCAAGCGCGTGCGCTGGGCACATGGCAGTGAGGAAATTGAAACCCTGGATGGCTGCCGTTACATGGTAAAGGCTGGTGCATCTGCTGCCCGTGGTATTTCAAAACCTGAAACGGTCTTTATGGATGAAGTGCGTGAGTTAAAAGATGAAACCACCTGGGCAAGTTTGCGTTACACCATGATGGCATCTGACCACCCGCAATTGTGGGCGTTATCAAATGCTGGTGATCAGCACTCAGTTGTTTTGAATTTGCTCAAAGATCGCGGAATGGCTGCCGCAGGTGGTGGCACAACTGATGACATCTTTTATGCCGAATGGAGCGGGCACACTGATGAAATAAACAATGAAGCAAATTGGATTGCTGCAAACCCCGCATTGGGTCGCACCATCCACATTGATAACATCAAATCCGCTTTAAACGATCCGCCTGATGTTTTCCGCACTGAAGTCTTATCAAGATGGGTTGCAACCATTTCAAGTGCGATTCCAGCCGCTGAATGGGAAGCGTGCGGTGAAGATGATATTGATTTGAGTTTAAATGAAGCAACATGGTTTGGATTGGATTGTTCACCTGATCGCAGACATGCTGCCCTGGTAGGCGCACAAAAAATGAGTGATAACCGATTCATTGTTAAATTGCTGCACACCTGGTCAAATCCAATCAGCCTGGATCATTTATCAATGGCAAATGACATTTCACATTATTTGCGCAAATACCCATTTGAAATCCTGGCTTATAGCAAACGCACTGCCAGTGGCGTTGCCGCCCGCTTATCCCCCGCTGGATTTTTGACCACTGATATTGATGGCGGGTTATACGGGCAGGCATGTGATGAATTCCTGAGCAGTGTTACATCAAAGAGATTGCGGCATCCAAAACAGTCAGAATTTACAAAACAGGTTTTAAGTGCAGCCCGATTGCCCTATGGTGATGGCGCATGGATCATCACTAGAAAAGCCACAAACACGGTTGTGACTGCCAGCGTTGCCGCAGCCCTTGCAACTCATTTTGCGACACGCCCAAAGACGGAGATTGATATTTTGATCGGTTAGTGCTAATCCCCTGAAAAAATTAGCGCATGGCAATACTGGACAGATTCCGAACAGTGCAGACAAATGCACCATTGTCATCCCCTGATGTTTCAGCCGCTGATTTAGCACCAGTTCAAAATTTAAATTCAATCTTTAATCCTTTTGGCGGCTATGTAACTGCAACGCGTGAGGAAGCCATGAGCATCCCAACGATTGCACGCGCGCGCAACATTATTTGTTCAGCAATTTCCAGCATCCCATTTGTTTTGCGTGATCGCGTAACTGGTGAACGACTTGATGCACCGCGTGTTATCAATCAACCTGATTTCAGAATCCCTGGACAAGCAACCTGGGCATGGGTCGCAGAGGATTTACTTTTCAGCGGATTTTCTTATTTACAAATTTTGGAAGAGTTTGCGGATACAACCAGGGTGCGCACAACACAACGCATTGCACCACAAAGAGTTGCTCCGCAATTAAATTCCAATTCCACTGAGATAATTGGCTACACAGTTGATGGATACGCAGTGCCTAACAGTGGAGTTGGATCGCTAGTTGTTTTTTATGGTAATGATGAGGGTTTATTAAATAGAGCAGGGCGAACAATCCGCACCGCTGCCGCATTGGAGCGTGCGGTTCAGAATTATGCAAATGAGCCAATTCCATCAATGGTTTTAAAATCAAATGGTTCAGCGTTGCCCGCAGATCGCATTGCAAAGTTATTGGAGCAATGGGGCGTGGCAAGGCGTAACCGCAGCACCGCATTTTTAAATGCAGACATTTCAATGGAAACGGTTGGATTCACACCTGAGCAAATTGGATTAAATCAAGCGCGCGACATAATGGCAACAGAGTGCGCACGCGCAATTGGCATTCCAGCATATTTTCTAGATGCACCAACTGGATCATCAATGACTTATTCAAATGCAGTAACCGCTCGACAAACTTTGCTCGATTTTAGTTTGATCACAATTGCAAATTCATTGGAGCAAAGACTTAGTCAAAGCGATTTCATTCCATCATCACAAGTTGTGCGGATGGATTTTGATGCATACCTGCGTGGCTCAGCATTAGAGCGGGCGCAAATCTACGAAATCTACAACCGCATTGGCGTGATGACCGCTGATGAAATTATGAGAAAAGAGGACATGGCATTATGAAACTAACAACACCAATGCAGATCACCGCAGCGGATTCAGAAACTAGAACAATATCTGGTCGAATCGTAGCCTTCGGAGAAACTGCGAATGCAAGCACTGGCAAAGTAATTTTTGCTAAAGGGTCAATTGCACCTAAAGATGTGTTTTTAAATTTAGAGCATGACCGCACCCGCAGGATTGGAAAAACTTTAAGCATGAATTTAAATTCAGACAAATCCATTGATGCTACATTTAAAATTGCAAAAACCACCGCAGGATCTGATGCGCTTGAGGAAGCAATGAGCGGATTGCGTGATGGATTTTCAATTGAATTAGCAGTTGATGATTATCAAATGCAAAAAGATGGCACTATGAAGGTTTTAAAAGGTGAATTGACTGGTGTGGCATTAGTAACTGAGCCAGCGGTCAGATCAGCGCGCGTGAATGAAGTCGCTGCCACCGAATCAGAAAATTCTGAAACCGAAACACAAAAGGTTACAGATCAACCAACCGAAGGAGAAAACGCAGTGGAAAACACTACCGTTGAACAGGTTGCACCTACCGAAGCGGTAGAGGCTGCGACCGAAGTTAAGGCAACACATACACCTGTTGCTTACACAAAGCCACGATCACCGATTGTGGACAAAGTAACTTACTTAGAGCATTTCCTAAAAGCAAATGTGCTAGGTGATGATGATTCAAAGATTTATGTAAAAGCGGCTGATAACACAACATCAACTGCACCTGGCATGATTCCAACATTCCAATCAACTGATGTAATCAATCCACTTGCAAATGCAGATCGTGGAATGATTGATGCACTAAGTCGTGAAGCATTAGTTTCATACGGTATGAGTTTCGAATTACCGAAGGTAAGCGAAGTGCCTATTGTAAACCAAATTGATGAGAATGATCCAGTATCAGAATCACAACTGGAAGCATCATTTTTGTCAGTTCCTGTTAAGTCCTTCAAGGGTCGCGCAATTTCAACAGTTGAGTTGATTGATCGCAGCCGACCTGAGTATGTAGCGGCTTTATTACAAAACCTTGAGTTTGCTTATGCTAAAGCAACAGATGCATTTGCAACAGGAACAATTGCAAGTGCTGGACAACAAACTGGTGTTCATGCAAACACTGCTGAAGGATTTTTGGAATACGGTGCAGAGGCTGCTGCGGCAGTTTATTCATCATCACTAGGTTTTGCTCGCAACATTGTAGTTTCTCCGTCACAGTGGGCAAACATCATGGGTTACAACGACAATGGCGCACCTCTTTACAATGCAGCCCAACCTTCTAACCAGGGTGGTCGCGTAGATGCAGGATCACTGCGTGGTGTCGTATCCCCTGGCTACAACTTATTTGTGAGCCGATCAATTGGCGTTGCTGGTGGCACAACTGCTGCTGGTGATAAGTCAATGGTTGTAATCAATCCTGATTCATGGACATGGTATGAGTCACCTAGATTCCAACTACGCACTGCAATCCAATCTGATGGAACAGTGGACATTCTTTACTACGGTTATGCAGCACTTGCAAACAAAGTTGCATTTGGTGCAGCCTGGAATCAGACCTGATACCAACCAAATAATCATGGGTTGTGGTCGCTCCCGAACATAACCCAGCCGAACGAAGGGATCACTCATGCCAATCATTGATGCTGATGATTTACGCGCAATTTTAGGCGTGAGTGAAACCATGTATTCAGATGAATACCTGGATCAAATCATTGCCAGTAGCGAAGCCATTTGTCTGCCATTGCTTACTGCATACACATCAGCAATTGATTCTTATGAAATTAAAAACAATAAAATTTATTTTGTAACAACCCGCGCCAATCTTTTTGTCCAGGGTCAATCAGTTGTAGTGACTGGTTGTGCTGATTATGATGATACATACACGGTTGATGTCCGAACATCTGATGTGTATATGTTCTCTGCAACCTTAATAGCAGCGGACACCGTAATCACCCCAGTCATCCCCGCTGGGCTTGCCGTGCTTGATGGGTCGAGTGCGGCAGAGATTTATGCGAACAATCCAGCAATCAAAAATGCATTGTTGAATTTATCAACAGACATTTTTCAAGCAATCATTGCACCTGGCTCAGTGGCTGAGGGAATTGATTTTGCAACTCAGATTTATCGTGTAGGTCGCGGTTTAATCAATAAACAAATGGGATTGTTATATCCATTTATAGACACAGAAACAATGGCTCAATGAGCGCATCAATTGCCGAAGTCCGCGGTGAATTGGCAACTGCACTTGCATCAGTAGGCGCATCAGTTTATTCATTTGTTCCTGAAGCGGTCATCCCACCTGCGTGCATCATTGTTCCTGCTGATGGGGCTTATTTAGAATCAACATTGATAAGCAAAACAACGGTCAGTGTCAGAATCAATTTCACAATTTCAGCAGCGGTGGCTTACAACTCAAACCCAGGCGCATTAGACAATTTAGAGGTTTTAATCATTCAAATTTTGGGAGCAATGCCTGATGGGTATGTCGTTGGGGATGTCCAACGCCCAACCATCACAAACATAGGAACATCATCACTTTTAATTGCTGATCTAGCCGTCAGCACTTACTACAACCAAGATCAAGCATAGGAGCAAATAAATGGCAACAACAATCATCACGGGTCGCGATGTCACATTCACAATTGCTGGTGACAACTATGATGCGCAAGCAACAAGTGCAACATTAACCGTTGCATCAACTGCAAATGTTCCCTGTGTATCGGTTGTGTAATAAGCCTTGCCATCTAATGTTTGATAGGTGTTGATTGTTGATGCAACGGTTAAT